GTGGTGACGAACTTGGCCTTGATGCCGAAACTGGCCAGCGCCTTGATCTGTGCCTGGCTGTCGGTGGTGTCGCCGTACTTGAACACCCGGCCGAGGTAGGCATCATCGCCGTTGGCGCCGCTGAGGGTGCCGGGCTTCAGGGCCTCGAGCATCATCGCGCAGCTTGAGCTGAAGCACATCCGATGACCATGAGCGGTGTCGGAGTCGCGCTGGCTGTAGTAGGGCACCCTGAGCGGGTTGCGGGGCGCTGGCGCCTTGGGCTTGACGGCAGCCTTCCAGATGCTGCCCAGCGCCCCATCAGGGGCCAGGGAGGTTGGGGGTAGAGCGTCCTCCACGGCGTTCCAGAACGCGACGTGGTGACTGAGGGAAAGGTCGGTGTGCTTTACGTGCTCAATCAGCCGGGCCATATCCTCAGCGGCGCTTGGGGAAGGCGAGGCGCAGCATCTGCATGACGAGCTGCAGCCAGCTGTTGGACTTCAGAGGTGAGAGAGCGATGACCTCGGAGCCGGCAGCAACGATGATGGCAATGATGGCAACGGTTGCGGGATCCATGGTTTCCACGAAATGTCCTTTCAGGTTAGCCCTGGTTGCTGATGACAGCTGCGGTGGGGCGGAGATTGAGCTGGAAGTGCTGGCCGAGGAATGAAATCATTGGCGGAAGTGTCAGGCTTGCGATCACGGCTATCAGGAGCACCTGAGCCATGCGTGTTTCAAGCCTATTGATACGTCCAAAAAGATCTTTCTTATCTTCATCATCCTTCTGCGTGCGAAGGATGAGGGCAGACATCATGCCCTTGAGCTCACCGAGCTCTCGGTAGATGTCGTTATGAGACACCTGGTGCTCCATGCTGCTTCCTTCAACCGAACGATGCTACCGAGGCAGTTCGCTGTCGAAAGGATCGGACTTGCCTTGGCAGATGGCAACGGCCCGTCTGTAGTAGTGGTTGTCGGTTTTTCCCGCCCGCTCCAGCGCTTCCTTGACTTTGCGCCAGTTTTCGCGGGTTTGGGCATCCATTACCGGCCTTGCCCGCGTAGTGGTTTGCGCCCCCGCCGCCGGGGGCGGGAGTGCTGGCCTTGGCCTTGGGATGTGGTTTTGGGTGGACCAGGCTTGTGCTCAAGGCGAGCGACGCCGGTCTTGCTGCGGACTGCCATGGATTAGCCCTCCAGCGCCGCCTTGATGTCGGCAAGCGTGGCGGCCGCGTCGATGGCGGTCTGCATGTCGTCGTACTTGTCGCGGATGGCCTGACGGGCAGCTTCAGCTGCAGCGGCATCCACACCGGGGATCTGCTTGGCGATCACCTCGTCGTAAGGGGCGAACTCTTCTGCTCGGGCAGCGCGGCGCTTGTCGTGGCCGATGGCCTTGCACTTGTCTAGATCGTGCTCAATGCAGCAATCGCCAATCTTCCAAGCGTTGCGAAATGTGCGATCACTCGGGATCTCGTCAGCGGAGACGATCTCGAAAGGAGTGCCTTCGGGCACATCCTTGGCGGCGATCTCCTCGATTGAGAGGCCGCACTCAAGTGCCGGGATGATGACGGCAACGCCTTCTGGGGTGGGGTAGATAATGCGGTTCATGAGTTTACGAATGGATGACAACAGAAATACGCGAGCCGTCTACTAGCGTATTCTGATCAACATGCCTTATTCTCACCGCTGACGTTGTGGGTGCAACATCACTTGCAATGTTTATTGCCGCAAACGCGGTAGTGCCAGACGTTGACGCTGCCCTGCCTGATCCGGACACAGCGTAATCAGCGTCTGGCATAGCCGTTGTGAAGTTGACGCCGTAGTTGCCGGCGCCGTTGTCGGTGATGCTAGTGACATTTTGACTGGCAATAATGGCCACTGTCCCTGTCCCGTTAAAGGTCACCCATGCCTTTGCTGTGAAGTTGCCGCTGCTAGGAATAGCTGCATTAGCCAGATCGTAGGTGGTCTTCACCGCGTTAGCTGTAGCCGCCAGCGTGGTGCTGGTGGATGCGGTGGTGTTGTTGAGCTGAACGATGCCAGCGGCCGAGGTGGTGGCTGTGGGCTGCGCACCGGCAAAGGTGATCGCGCCGGTCATTGTGCCGCCAGCAAGCGGCAAGGCGGCCGATGCAGTTGCGGCAGCCGACGAAGCCGCCGTAGACGCTGCGTCGGCCAAGTCGTAAGCCGTCTTCACCGCACTTGGGGTAGCCGCCAGCGTGGTGCTGGTGCTTGACGTGCTGGTGCTTAACTGCACCACGCCAGCAGCGCCGGTGGTCGCTGCGCTGAGCCCTTTGGTGAGGTCGCTAAGCGTCAGCTTCTTGTTCTGGTTGGCCGGCAGCGCTTCGCCAAGGTCCACCACCGGCACCAGCGTGTTGGTGGTGGGCGTAGTAAGCGCCGTAAGGTCGGTGATCTTGCGTGCGGCCACAGTTTCTTAAGCGAAGGTCCAAACGGGCATGACGCTTACTGCCATGGTAGTCCCTGCAGCACGCTGGGAGACCGAGACTCGTCAATGCGAGATTGCAACATGGCCTGAATTTGAGACAATCCTTCGCTCATGCCAAGCCTCTCCTCCACCCACCCGATTACGGTCTCAGGAGTAAGATTGTCGTATTCAATCATGTCGTCCCCAGGTGGTTCAAGCTGGACCCAGCCTGTATCGGAGCAATCAAGCTCGTCATCTTTTAACGAAACCCGATACTGCACTAGGCAAATAATGCCATGCGCAGCATCGCGTTTCATTTCTAGGATGTCCAAGGAAAACTCTGGTGCGGTTGTAGGGCTTGACATGTCCTTGCGGTGAAATGGTACAAAAAGGCGGTTACGCAAACGTTGTCCAGCTCGCGTTGAGCCAAATCCTGTTCGCGGCTAAAGTCGTTCCATCGTAAATGACCAGCTCACCCGTGCCGCCGTTTACTCTGCATCGAACTGTTTCAAACAGGGAGCCGTTCCATACCGTGGCTATGCCATAAAACGAATCCCGCACTGGGCGATACCCTGCGGCGATTGTCGCAACCGTGGTATTTGCGCCGAGAACAGCAGGTGTGTTCATTGTAATGTAACCCTCGGCCGTGACTACTGAGCCATTGATGACTGTTCTCATTCCGCCAGTTCCGGGCACCGTGTAACCAGATGCAGCAGTAACGCCAAAAGCAGCCTCACCAAAATACTGCCAAGACTCCCATCCAGCTGCCGCGCCAGCTCCTAGGTTTATCGCCCGGCCCATGCGATAGGCATACCGTCGAGGAGTGTCCGCCGTTTTGTACGGGTAGTTAATTTGAATAACAATTTCATCTTGGGACCTGATTGTCACGACTGCTCCATCGAACAACCAAGCGGTGCCCCCAGCACCAGCAACGGCAGCCCTGCCTATCGTGACTCCATACTTGTAGGAACCTGGAGCGCGAGTAACATCGCCTACATCTTCTGCGCCGCCAATGTTTCGCACGTTTGCGCGGCCTAGTTTATTCTCAAACCCTTCGGGAAAGATCACAGACGACATGAGTCCCGCGATCCACATGTTCATCACATTAAGTGGATGGATGCCCCGGCCATCGCCAAATGGATCGTCCATCCAGACGTTGGCGGCCGGGCTGGAATCTCTCAGGTATGCGTAAGTATCAATGAATACGCAGCCAAAATCACGCGCCGCTTGCTTTATGCCCGGCGTAATTTGCTCGTACCACAGGGCATCCCTTGCGTTTGGAGTGTCATAAGTGGAGTTGGGTGTCATCAACACAATAGAAAGCGACGCAATACTTCTACTTGCCCGAATCGTAGTCAGACCACTCCGAAGCGAAGTGATAAAGTCGTTCACATCACGACGGTTGGGATAGGATTGTCCCGAATTAAGAGGCGGTGTTGTGCCGTTTTTCAGCCAACCTGGATCATTGATACCCCAGCGCAGGACCAGCAAGTCGGGGTTAGCGGCCAAGTCGCCAGCAAGGTAAGTCGTGCGCCACTGTTCAGTATTAGCGCCAGGCTGGCCGCGGTTTATAGAGCTAAGCCCATAAGGAGATTGGAGTCCCTTCTCTTCACCAGCAGCCTTTAACAGTTCGCTAATGGTGTACTCGGTCGTTACTCCATTTCCACCAATGCCATAAGTGGTGCTATCACCGCTAAAAACCATGATTGGCTTTCGCGTGGGGGCAGTGTGCTGAGTAATCAGCAGATTGTGGAATGCAGCCATGAACTCTTGGCCGCACACATACTTGTTCAGGTCGCCATAGCTATTAATCTTGCGGAGTCCGCCAGTAATGGCTTGAACGATGTGTCCACTGCCCTCAAATTCAACTCCTAATGGATTAGAAAGGCTGCCAACCAGGAACTTAGCGTTATCATTGACACGAATTGATTCAAACCCTGACGCGATAGCGTTTGCTACGGCAGTTTGATCGCTGGTCACTCCATCGCCAACGCCGCCAAAGTCTTTAATACTTGCTTGCTCTTTAAGTTTGCTGTCGATTGTCCGCGCAGCAGTGCCATCGCCTGTCTGGGTAAACGACAGCTTGCTGGCGACAATCCCAGCCGAAGCGTTCACGTCAGCGTTGACGATGCTGCCGCTATTGGCCAGGATCATGCCTAGGTTCGCGGTGTCCAGATTGCCAATCGTGATCCAGGCGTTGTTGGAGCTATTGCGCTGCTTGAGAGTTGCAGGGCTCGTACCGGTGTCTATCCACCATTGGTAGGCGTAGGTGGTGCTCGGGGCCGACACGCCGCTATTGCTGCTGACAATTGCCGCCAGCGCGTTGTTCAGGTCAGCACGGAACGCTTGCCCGGACTGGTTTGCGATGCTGTAGTCGTGCTGAGCCATTAGATGATCTCCCTGCCGTAGCCGATTGCAGTGTAGGTGAACTGGCGGCTCACAGCCGTGCCGCCACTATTCCTAAAGGTTACCTGAAATCCCGTGCGCGTCACGGAGGCAATCGTAAAGTAGTCGGCGCTAGTCATGTCGTATCCTGTCACTCCAATGGATGGGGCTTGATAAAAGGGGGCAGCAAAGGTCACGCTATAGGTGTTCGCACCGCTGGTCAGCGTGGCCGATTGCTCAGTTCGCTGTTGCAACTCCACCACGCAGCCCAGCTCGTCAATGATGATGTTCACCGCCGGGTCAACGCTGGTGGCGATGGTCTTGAACTGAAAGCCACGGCCGCGCACGATGGCGTTGGAAAATTCGCGCCAGGCGCTCCACACAGGCGCGCCAGCCGGGTTGTCGGTTGTACTGCGGACGTAAAGAGTGGCGTTTACTGAGTCGAGGTTCCCATCATCAATCGCAGTCCAGTTATCAATCGGCTCAAGCTTGTCATCCCAAAGACCGTTGATCAGATAAGCGCGAGTCAAGAATCGGCGCTGCAGATTAATGTCAAACACGCCGTTCATGTCCAACGTGGAGCCAAACTCATACTCGCCGTATTCCGGCGGCAGGGGACTGTCAATTGTGGTCAGAGCGTCCCAGTCTCCGGAGGCGCCTTCAGCCAAGAGCTGCTCACCATCTTGAAGCAGCAAAGTGCTTTCATCTTCCTGCGAAAGGTTGTCAGTGCCTGCGCCGGGAGGCGCAAGATCATCGACCAGCGGGCCGGTGCTGATTACCAATCCGTCTAGCTGTTCGTTGTAAAACATATCAACGACATTGCCCGAAAAGGGCGGTGTCTCCTGATCCTCGGCGTAGGTCTGCACCAGCAGGCGCGGCAATGGTGTCGGCAGGTCGGCTATTACCAGCGTGGCGGCAACGGAACGACGGCCGCCATCGTCTTCAAACTTGAGCAAGTAAGTGCCCTCAAGTAGCGGTACTTGCTTTTGAGTTTCATTGCCGGACGCGGCTGGCACAATTTGAATGCTGTCTTCCCAAACTGCTCCCAAGAGCTTGGGCGTGTGACGGATCAGCACCTTTCCGCCAATCTTTACATCAAGGTCAGGAGCTTCGGCCCAGCTAAGAATGGCGCTTGCTTGGTCGATTGGTATTAGCGAGACACCGGTAACGTTGGCCGGTGGCGCTGTCTTTCCAAGGACGTTAAATGTCAGCAGTGCTGGCAGCACCGAGGAGCGAAGCCCGGCATTAATACTGTAAACTTCGATGCTGTAATCGCCAGGGCTTGTATCGAAAATCTCAAAATCAGGTCGCTGCTGGGTCGAGGTGAACCAGTTGCCGTTAAGAGTGCGCCAGCGGTAGCGGTATTGATCGACACCAATAACTGGCTGCCAGTTGACGATTAGCTTGGAGAGTACCTTGCCGTTGTTTTCGTACAGGGCTTCAGTGGCTCGCAAGTTGGATGGTGCATCTGGAATCTTGTTTAAATCAGTGACATCACGCGGCTGCAGCGGCTGGTCGCGCTCAATGTAGTCGTACTTACTGGCGTCGTAGCTCAGCGCGTTGATCAGGTACTTGGCACCATCCTGCTCTTGTACGGCCAGCACGCGCCAGGTCGATGCCTGAATCGTGCTCGTTTGCAAGATCCAGACGCTGTTGGCGTTGGGTGCGGCAGTCAATGCTGTTGCCAGTGTGATCACGTTGCCGGCAACGGCCAGCACGTTGCGGCTTTCAACCGCGCCATTTGGCAAGATTACCGACAGAGTGGCGCCTGCCGCAGAAAGGTTGGTGGCATCATCCACCGTAACTGCCGTGGTGGTTGCCGTCACGATTCGGCCGCCTCGGCGTGTGCCAGCACGCATTGGATCTGCGACCTCGATCACCTGACCGGGGCGCACGATCACACCTGCGTCGATTGAAGCAGAGAAACTGATTACTTCGCCTTCGTACTGTTCGGCATAAAGCAACCATTCGCCCATGCGGGCCGCTTGGCCACGGGAAGTGCAGGCAAAGGCTGAAATCTGCGTGGTTATTACGCCATGCTTGGCGATTGCCTGCTGGTCTTCAACCACTTCGTAGGCGATCTCACGGCTGGTGAGATCGAGATAGCTGACCACCGCCACGGTCGGACGGTTTTTCTGCCCACTGGCTTGATAGGTGAAGCCCTCCTCTGAAACGTTTGCCAGCGTGAACAGATAGGCTGAATCACTAGGGGCATCCTGGCTAACGGTCAACGCGCCGGCGCTCCAGTAAGGCATGGCCCGAAAAACTGAGCACATGTCATTGATCAGCTTGTAAGCGTCTTCCTGGGTTTGGATGTTGACGTTGCAGGAAAAGCGCGGTTCTTGTCCGCCAAAGCCATCGGGGACCAACGCTGAGGCATATTGGCTGGCGGCATAGAACGCCCACTTGTCGAGTTGCGCAGCCTGGATGTGATCGCCAAAGCCGTAGCGCCTAGATGTGAGCAGGTCCCACAAGATCCACGCCGGATCTGAGCACCACTGCGCCGCGCCAAACGTGCCATTCCACATGCCGCTGTAGATCAACCGGCCGGTAGTGCTGTCCACCGTGGCGTTGCTAGGAATCGCCACCTTGATGCCACGCACTAGATAGCTGCGTGATGGGATGCTGTTGAACTGTTGAGCATCGACGCGCATCCCCACCAGCGCACTGTTTGGATAGCGCAGTTTCGCCCAAATGATTTCGGTGTAGCTTGTCCAGGTGAACGAATTGGAGAGCTTCGGATCGGCGCTGTCCAGCGTGATGCGACTGACGCGAATGTCAACCGGACCAGCGCCACTGAAGCCAATTAAATAATCGCGTTGATAGGCGTCACCGCTGCGGCCTGTAATAATGTCTTCAACCACCGTGGTGTAGCCGCCGCCGTTGTACTGAACGGCAATTTCTAGCTGCACAAATGTGCCTTCAATATCTCCCTTGTCAGTAAACCGCTGCAGCTGTGGCACTGTAATGGTAATCCGTGCTGCGTCAACATTCGGATCAGTAATCGTGCGAATGATTGGCAAGCTATATAGCACTACTACGCCAACCGCACGCTCGTCTTCGACTTGAGAAGCGAGCGGGATGATGTCTTGCGATTGCGTGCCGTTACGGGTGTAGACCGCAACATCATTGAAGTTGTAGCTGCCGTCCGCGTTTTGTAGCGGGGTGTTGTTTATGTAAACAGACTTCAGCCCATCTTTAAGGCCTTCGATTTCGCCTTCGCTGATCAGATCAAGAATCTGCGCGTACTGGGTCGAGTCAAGACCATCGCGTGCCGTTGTCGGCGTGTACTGCGTGCCGCCACCACCGCCGCTCTTGCCACCACCACCACCAGCTCCGCGGATCAGCTTGGTCATGCCACCACCTGATCAGTGTCGACGCCGGCTGAGATCACAACCGAACCGACCAACGTTTCGCCGTAGACGATCGGCACCGGCAGGCCTTGACGGCTAGTGTTCTGGATGCCGGAAAAGCTATAGGACTTGCGCGGGTCTTGCTCTGTGTCTTTGCCGGTCGGGATCTTTGGCGTTGGCGTGAGCAGCTGCGCCACGCCGCCGAGCACCAAGCTGGCGCCGACGCCAAGCAAAACCGTGCTGACTGCAATAGGTGCTGCCAGTCCCAATAGGCCGATCGTGGCTCCACCTGTAAAAAATGCGGCAGCGATCAATGCCGCGCCAATTAAGATTCTTCCTACCGCTCCTGCACCAGCCATCACGGGGACAATCTTGATGTCTTGTTGCCCAGCAGGATTGTGCAGCTCATCCTTGTCCAAGTCATAGCCAGCAACACTAACGCGGTAGTGCTGGTCAGCCATGTGCCGCTCCAGCCCTGGCCAGTTGGTCACCAGGAAGCGCACGGCCTCAGCAGCGCTGGCCACGTCCGCATGAAGAACTCGCTTGCCAATGAACTTGGCGAGCCGCCCGTAGAGCCGGATCTTACGCAGCATGGCGGAGCCTCCTTCCTGTGCATTTTAAGAGCCACCCGCCGTAAAGGTCGCGACTGCTAAGCCGCTGCTGTAAATGGTGCAGCACCAGCTGGTCGCCAAGGTAGACCGCGCAATGGTTCAGACCCTGGGAACTAATCGACATCAGCAGCAGGTCGTCGGGCTGCAGCTCCTCATCCTCCTCCAGTTCGCGGAAGCCCGTGTCCTTCCAACAGCGGTCAAACATTGGATCAACCACAAAGCTTTCAGGCGTTACAGGTCGATCCCAGTCGCGCAAGATCAGCCCTTGCTCAGCGTAGTAGTCACGCGCCAGGCTCCAGCAGTCCGTGATGCCCCAGACCCACTGGCGGCCGATCAGCGGCGCCTTGTAGCCCGATGGCTTGCAGCTGGCCCACTGCTCGGTCTTGGGGTTGACAATGTGCCACTCAATTCCCGAGTGCTCGCACCCCACCAGATCCGCCTGGCTCGGCTGCGGCGGACTGGTGGGGTGACTGTGGATCACTGCCATAATTTCGCCAACATCCTCGGCTGCGGCGTAGTCATCTGGCGCAAGGATGAACTGATCGAGCGGCGTGCTCGCCAGGTTACGGCAAGGCCAGTACCGCTTGCGGCCTTTGACGACCACCAGCAGACCGCAAGCCTCGCGAGGATCTTCAGCTTTGGCGTGCTCCAGCGCCTTGATGTGCCAACTCATGCGGTGTAACTGCCAACGCCGGGGAAAGAGCCGAACGGCAGCTCGGCGTACTGGCCGAAGTGCGCCTTGCAGGCGTCTAGCGTCTTGTCGCAAGTGGGCAGACCACCGGTGTAACTACACTCACTGGACTTGTAGACCCACTGACAGATGTTGGCGATGCACTGGCGCTTGGGTGCGCGAATCCCTTGAAGATCAAATGCCGACGCCAGTTCAAACTCCACTACGTCGCGTGTCTCAACCGACTTGCGGTCGACGTAATAGATCTCGCGTGGAAATTCAGCTGTTGGGTCCGGCGTGCCGTAAGGGTTGACGCTGCCGGGAAAATTCACCGCATCGAGGTAACGCGCCAGCGTGCGCACACGCGACACTTTGGCACCATTGAGGCCTTCAGGAAGGCTTAACAGCAGCGCGGTGATGGTGCCCATGACGTTGGAGGCGCGTAGCTTTGGCCGCGGCAACTGGCCTTGGCCGTTGTATTCAAAACCATCCGCCTCAATTGGAAAACGCAAATACGCGTTGCCCGCCCACACGACCTCGCCGTTGGCATTGAGATTGGCGCCAGAGTGAAAGCGATAGGCTTCATTGATGCCGTGCAGTGTGGTGTTTAACTCCAGCACAAACAGCTCGATGATTGCGCTAGGCGCTACTGCCTGAAGATCAGAGACGGGAATGCTCACGGCTCAAACACCTCGCGGAAGGTGGCGCGGATCTGGTTGTTGTTGCAGTTACTCAACGTTACCTGCCATTCGTCGCAGACGTATTTGCCAGCAGTACCGCGGGGTGGTGTCCAATCAAAACTTTCAACGCCGCCGCGTGCCTCAAGGAATGCTGCAATCAGCTCGCGCTCAGAATCAGTGCGGTTGGAAAACTGCAGCGTCCACTCCTTCGGGTCGGTATTTAGGCCGAAGCGTATGCGCTGCTCGTAGCCATCGCCGGCTGCAAATCTGCTTACCCGAGGCTTGCTGGCCTCGGTGGCTTCAAAGCTGGGCGTATAAGTGAAAGTCGCCATGGCTTTATCCTACGCCGCCAGCAATCCGCCTGGACGCTTCTGCCGCAGCAGTTCTTCCTGAACCGCTTGAGACACGGCGCGGCC